TTTTATTTGTTATGGCACAGGAAGTATACTTAGGTAATCCCAACCTGAAGAAGGCGAATACGCCCATAGAATTTAGTGAAGAGAATATTGTTGAATTCCTTAAATGTAAGGAAGATCCCGTTTATTTTGCAAGAAATTATATAAAGATCGTTTCTCTTGATGAAGGACTAGTTCCTTTTGATATGTACGATTTTCAAGAGAAGTTAATTGAAAATTTCCATAAGTCTAGATTTAATATCTGTAAGATGCCTCGGCAGACAGGTAAATCTACTACTTGCGTATCTTACTTACTACATTACGCTGTTTTTAATGATAATGTCAATGTTGCTATTCTGGCGAACAAAGCGTCCACTGCTAGAGATTTACTTGGCAGGTTACAACTTGCATATGAAAATTTACCTAGATGGATGCAACAAGGTATAATATCATGGAACAAAGGATCACTTGAATTAGAAAATGGATCAAAAATTTCAGCAAACTCTACGTCTTCATCTGCTGTCCGAGGTGGTTCCTATAATGTCATCTTTCTTGACGAGTTCGCATTCATCCCGAATCACATTGCTGACGACTTCTTTGCCTCTGTTTATCCTACTATTACGTCTGGACAAAGTACTAAAGTAATTATCGTTTCTACCCCAAGGGGTATGAATCATTTTTATCGTATGTGGCGTGAGGCTGAAAAGGGTAAAAGTGAATATGTTCCGACTGATGTTCATTGGAGTGAAGTTCCTGGTAGAGATGAAGCATGGAAAGAATCAACAATCGCAAACACATCAGAGCAACAGTTTAAGATTGAGTTTGAATGTGAGTTCTTAGGATCTGTTAATACACTTATTAATGCGGCAAAACTTAAAAATCTAGTTTTTGAAGATCCAATAAACAGAAATGCTGGACTTGATATTTACGAAGCACCAATACCAGAACATAATTATATGATAACGGTTGACGTTGCCCGTGGATTGGGTAACGATTATTCTGCCTTTATAGTTTTTGATATTACAAACTTTCCATATAAGGTTGTAGCAAAGTATAGGAATAATGAAATTAAACCTATGTTGTTCCCCAATATTATACATGATGTGGCAAAGGGTTATAATGAATCATTCATATTAGTAGAAGTAAATGATATAGGAGATCAGGTTGCAAGTATACTTCAATATGATTTAGAGTATGATAATCTTCTTATGGCATCCATGAGAGGAAGAAATGGTCAGATAGTTGGTCAAGGATTTTCTGGTAAGAAATGTCAGTTAGGTGTAAGAACAACATCAGCAGTTAAGAAGTTAGGTTGTTCCAATCTAAAGACTATGCTTGAGGATGATAAGATATTAGTTAGTGATTATGATATCATATCAGAATTAACCACTTTTGCTCAAAAGCATAATTCATTTGAGGCAGAGGAAGGATGTAATGATGATCTTGCTATGTGCCTTGTTATATTTGCTTGGGTAGTAGCACAAGATTATTTCAAAGAAATGACGGACAATGATGTTCGGAAAAGACTTTATGAAGAACAGAAGAATCAGATAGAACAAGATATGGCTCCATTTGGATTTATCGCTGATGGTTTAGATGATACTAGTTTTATTGATGCTGATGGAGATACTTGGCATACAGATGAGTATGGTGATAGATCATATATGTGGGATTATCGCTAATGGATTTTGATGACCAGTTAGGTCTGGAACATTTATTATTAAAAGAACGAAAATGTAGATCCTGTGGTAAGGTTAAAGATTTAGTAGAAGATTTTTATTTAACTCGTAAGAATAGAACATACCCATCAGCATATTCATATGAATGTAAGGTATGTACAATAAAAAGGATAGTTAATAATAGAAAACCTAAAAAGAAGCATATTGATTGGCAATATCCTGATTGGTAATGTTCACGCATGGTTTCCCCAATGAAAAAGGGTCTTTCCCTAAATAATTTCAGTAATAATCTGAGATTTCGGAGACAGAAAAGATGCCACTAAATTTAGCATCTCCTGGTATAGTTGTAAGAGAGGTTGACCTAACAATTGGGCGAGTTGATCCTACTAGTGGAACAATCGGAGCGTTGGTAGCACCATTTGAAAAAGGACCTATAGGAGATCCACAACTTATTGAAAGTGAGGAGGACTTACTTCAAACTTTTGGTAAGCCATTTTCAATAGACAAGCATTACGAGCATTGGTTATCTGCTTCATCTTTTCTTGCTTATGGTGGAACAATGCAAATTGTCAGAGCAGATGATCAAACGATCAGAAATGCTACTGATGATGGTACACCAGAGATTAAGATCAAAAGTAGAGAACATTATCAGCAATTAGGATATGATGAGAATCCTCTAGTAACTACTGTAATTGCTGCTAGAAATCCAGGAATATGGGCTAACGGATTAACCGTAGCAATGGTTGACGGAAAAACAGATCAAATACTTGAAATAACAGATCCAACTGGTATTGATGTTGGAGATGTAGTAACACAACCTGTTCCTGCTAATACTATAGAAGTTGGTGCTGGAACAACATCGGTACTTGATGGATATTTCTACGGTGTTGTTACTGAAACAGCAGCATCTAGTATAGGTGTTAAACTTACACATCACGTTTCTTCTACTGGAACAGTAAGAGTTAAGGACTACACTGAAAGTGGAGTATTTAAGTATGGTGATGATGGTGATATTAGTATCACAGAACCTGGTCAATCATCTGTTGGTTTAACAACAGGAGTTACTGTAGCAAGAGATTGGTTCGCTGATCAAAAAGTTACAATAACTGGTGGTGCTGAGATTCAATGGGATCAATTAGCATCAAGACCTGGTACTTCAGCATATGCCGCAGAAAGAGGTGGTAGATTTGATGAAGTTCATCTAGTTATTATTGACGACAAAGGAACATACACAGGTAATGCTGGAACAATCCTTGAAAAGCATTTATCACTTTCAAAAGCACAAGATGCTGAGTATTCTGTAGGAAGTGCTTCTTACTGGAGAAAGTATCTTGAGATTAATTCAAATTATGTATTTGGATTAGGTGGACCTGCTGGAATTACTACTTCAGCAACTACAAGTGCTCCAGGAGATACTGTTGTATTAGATGGTGATGAGAAATGGGATCAAGATGCTTCAGCAGTTAACTTTGGTGGTGCTGGTGCTGTGAAATTTACACTACAAGGTGGTAAAACTTACGGTGGTCACACTGATACAGTAACTGCTGGTTCAATGGCATCTGGTTTAGATGATATTCTTTCAGGATATACCTTATTTGAAAATAAGGAAGAAACTGAAGTTGATTTCATCATCATGGGATCTGCTAATTATTCAAGCAATTTCCATGCTATTCAATTAGCAAATAAGTGTATTGCTGTAGCGGAAGCAAGAAAAGATGCTGTAGCATTTGTTTCTCCTAACAGACAGGCATTTATAAATGATACTGCTGATTCTACTGCTGTAACAGTTCAATCAATAGATGATATCACTAATAATGTAAAGGAATTTGCTAATCAAATCACATCTTCAACATACGGTGTAATCGATAGTGGTTACAAGTATATGTTTGATCGTTTCAATAACACATTCAGATATGTTCCATTAAATGGTGACATTGCTGGAACTTGTGCTAGAACAAGCATCGAACAATTCCCTTGGTTCTCACCAGGCGGAACAGCAAGAGGTGCTATTCTTAACGCAGTTAAATTAGTATACAATCCAGGACAAAAACAGAGAGATATACTCTACACAAATAGAGTTAACCCTGTTATCAACTCTCCTGGTGCTGGAATCGTATTATTCGGTGATAAGACAGCATTCGGAAAATCATCAGCGTTTGATCGTATCAACGTTCGTAGATTATTCATCTACCTAGAAGATGCTATTTCTGCTGCTGCTAAAGATCAACTCTTTGAGTTCAACGATGAAATTACAAGGACTAACTTTGTAAATATCATTGAACCATTCCTAAGAGATGTTCAAGCAAAACGAGGTATCTTTGACTTCGTGGTTATTTGTGATGAGACTAACAACACAGCAGCAGTTATTGATGCTAACGAACTAGTTGCTGACATCTTCATCAAACCTGCACGTTCTATCAACTTCATTGGTCTTACCTTTGTTGCTACAAGAACTGGTGTTGCTTTTGAAGAAGTAATCGGTTCCGTTTAATTAGAGGTTTAAAAAACAATCATGGCTAGAAACCAAGTCAATCCACCACCATTAAGGACTATTTCCAACTTCAAGAGTAAGTTGACAGGTGGTGGTACTCGTGCCAATCTGTTTGAAGTTGTCCTCACTTTCCCTGATGCTGCTCAACCAGATCAAGAAGTCCTTGAAAAATCACGATTCTTAGTAAAGGGTGCTAATTTACCAGCATCCAATGTTGCTCAGATCGACATTCCTTTTAGAGGAAGGATTCTTAAAATTGCTGGAGACAGAACATTTGATACATGGACTGTTACCATAATTAACGATACTGATTTTGCTATTCGTTCAGCGTTTGAAAACTGGATGAATGTTATAAACAGATTATCTGATAACACTGGTTTAGTTAATCCAGCAGATTATCAGGCAGATGCTTATGTCTATCAGTTAGATCGTGATGGATCTACTCTAAGATCTTATAGATTCTATGATACGTTCCCAACTCAAGTTGGACCTATCGAACTTTCCTATGATGCTCAAGGAATTCAAGAATTCACTGTTGAACTACAAGTTCAGTATTATGAAGCAATTAAAGGAACTGGTCCAAATGCTGGTGGTGACAACATCAACTAAATAGATCATAAAGAGACTAATTTTATACTATGGCAAAACTTTTCGGGTTTTCAATTGAGGAAACGCAAAAGAAATCCACTTCGATAATCAGCCCTGTTCCCAAGAACAATGAGGATGGGGTTGATAATTTTATATCAAGTGGATTTTATGGTCAATATGTAGATATTGAAGGTGCGTATCGTTCAGAATATGATCTAATAAAAAGATATAGGGAAATGGCATTGCATCCAGAAGTGGATGGTGCTATTGAAGATGTAGTAAATGAAGCAATAGTTAGTGATCTATATGACTCTCCTGTAGAAGTTGAATTATCAAATCTAAATGCTACAGAGGGTATTAAGAAAAAAATTAGAGAAGAATTTAGATATATTAAAGAATTGATGGACTTTGATAAAAAGTCTCATGAAATTTTTAGAAATTGGTATGTAGATGGTAGAGTATTTTACTTAAAAGTTATTGATGTAAAAGCTCCACAAGAAGGATTACAAGATTTAAGATATATTGATCCTCTTAAGATGAAGTTTATTCGTCAAGAGAAGAAAAAACCAGGTACTGGTGATCCAACAATAATGATTAGAAAGGATGAGGATGCTGTTCCTAATCCTGAGTTTGATGAATATTATCTTTATACACCTAAAATCCAACATCCAACTTCAATGATTGGACAGATGGGTGGTAAGAAAGCAATTAAAATTGCTAAAGATTCTATTTGTTATTGTACTTCTGGTTTAGTAGATAGAAATAAGAACAGAGTTCTTTCATATCTTCATAAAGCAATTAAGGGTCTTAATCAACTTAGAATGATTGAGGATTCTCTTGTTATCTACAGATTATCAAGAGCACCAGAAAGAAGAATATTTTATATTGATGTAGGTAATCTACCAAAAGTAAAAGCAGAACAATACCTAAAAGAGGTAATGTCTCGCTATAGAAATAAGTTGGTTTATGATGCGAACACTGGTGAAGTTCGTGATGACCGTAAATTTATGAGTATGATGGAGGATTTCTGGTTGCCTAGAAGAGAAGGTGGTCGGGGAACCGAAATT